CGACCAGACGGTTAATGCCACCGTTGAATCCACTGTGACGACTGCTAGCCAGGAATCAATCGCTGCGCTAGAGGCAAAGATTGCCAAAGCAATGGAGCTATCTAAAAAGTGATTGGTTTGACGGATAGTCTTGCGGGGCTGGTTCGCTCTGCGCCAAACAAAGAGGACGCCAAGGATTGGTGGGACAGAATCCTTGCTGTACATGGCGATAAGGGCGCGGCGTGGCTTGGGCGTAATGATCGTTTCTATCTACTTTCGGTTTTACTGAAGCGATGGGACGTGTGGAACGATTGGCTTTATGACCGAATCAGAGAAGTGGAGGAACGCCCAGACGGTTATTTAGACCTCTGGGCACGAAGGTGAGCATTACAAATCAACAGCAATCACCTTCTGCGGCATCATCCAGGAGATTCTGAAGAACCCCGAGATAACCATCGGCATATTCAGCTTCAACAAGCCGACCGCCCGCGCATTCCTGCGACAGATCAAGTATGAACTTGAGTCGAACGAGCATCTGAAGGCGCTCTATCCTGACATTCTGTACGCCGACCCAAAGAAAGAATCTCCCCGATGGTCGGAAGACGCCGGGATTGTCGTCAAGCGCAAGAGCAACCCGAAGGAATCGACGGTAGAAGGTCATGGCCTTGTGGATGGTCAGCCGACCGGGCGTCACTTCCTGTTGCGCGTCTATGATGATGTGGTGACGCTGGAATCAGTCACCAGCCCCGAGATGGTCCAAAAGACCACAGAAGCATGGTCATTGTCCGACAACTTGGGTGCTCGGCCTGAAGGTAACGGACTCGCAAGGTCTTGGCATATCGGTACGCGCTATTCTTTTGCGGATACCTATCAAACCATGATGGACATGGGCGCCGTGATTCCGCGCATCTATGCCGCGACCAATAACGGCTTGCGCGACGGCGAGCCGGTATTCCTGAGCAAAGAGGTGTGGGCTGACAAGCTGAAGAAACAGACCACGGCGGTGCTGGCTGCGCAGATGCTACAGAATCCAGCGGCAGGCACGGCGGCGATCTTCAGCAAGGATTGGCTACGCTTCCAGGATGTGCGTCCTGCGACGCTGAACATCTACATCTTGTGCGACCCGGCCAGTTCCAAGAAGAAGGGCAGCGACAAGACCGCCATCCCTGCGGTAGCGATGGATGCTTCCGGAAATTTCTGGCTGGTCGATGGCTACCATCACAAGATGGGCCTGCGCGAGCGATACACGACGATCAAGGCGCTGCGCAAATACTGGATGAACATGCCCGGCGTGCAGGCGGTCAAGATCGGTTATGAGCGATATGGCAGCACATCCGACCTTGAATACTTCGACATGGAAATGCAGCGCGACAAGGATGTATTCGACATTCACGAACTGGCGTGGCCGAGAGAAGGGCCGGGCAGCAAGACAGACCGCGTGCAACGACTGGAGCCAGCATTCCGCAATGGGCGTTTCTTCCTGCCGGCTGTCACCAAAGGCGAAACGGCGAACCAATTGAAGGTCAAGGAGCAGGGCCAGTCGTTCCGTATCTTCTCGCCAGTCCATCGCAAGGATGAAGAGGGGCGCGTTTATTCTCTGAACAAGAATTTTCTTGAAGAGTTTTTGACGTTTCCATTCTGTGCGCATGACGACCTGATTGATGCCGTGAGCCGGATATATGACATTGACCCGGTTCCGCCGATCATCATTGACCAGCGGACATTGGAGCCAGAGTATTTTGCGGATGGATCATGATTCGTATGGGGTTTAACCGTGGCGTTTGATGCGTTTCGCAATGTGCGGCCCTTGTTTCGCCTTCGGGTTGCCTTGCCGCGCGTCTGCCGGGTTAATGACCGCCGGTCTGTATTGTATGTGTCGGCTGAGTTGCGGGCATGGAGGTATGGCTTTCTGGTGGCTGAAGACGTTTATTTCCCAACCATGAAGCGCATTAAGGAGATTTGCTGTGGTTGAAAAAAACGCTCTCATGGATGTAATTGGTCGAATCAAGACGCTGACGCTTGGCAGAAACGGAAACATGAGCAAGCGGCTGCTTGGAGAATCTGACGATGATTTTTCGATGCGGCTAAAACGTCTCGCGGAAAAAGATTTGAAGTGCGCCGCTGATGTTTATGTGGCGACTGGCATCACAAATGGTATCGCGGGGTTCTATGTTGAGCACGGCGACCCAATCAAGATCGATGGATTCAAACGGGCTATACATGGCTGACGAAAACACCCCTATCAATACGCCAAATTGCAGCTTCAGTGAGCGCCTGTTCAGTGAAGAGGTCGCCATTGCCCAGGCTTCCACGGGCGAGCCTTTGCGCCCTAACGATTGGGCTTACGAGTTCTCCAATGGTCGAAAATTTACTTCAGAGTATGAACAGGCATGAGCCTGACCCGTATTACCAGTTGCCGGAGTGCATTCGCCAGTATTACGCCCGCGAAGAATGGATGTGCTTGTCCGATGACCAAAAAACCAACCTGATCCAGACCGAGACAGAGCCAGAATGCTGACAGCCGATTCAAACATCATCGTCGCCGACGAACAACATAGTGCCAGCGATGCGCTCGATTTCTCCATGTCGAAGATGATTGGCGAAAAACTCAACGAGAAGTACCCAGGCCACTTGTGGGCGGTGCGTGTTCGTGGCGAGCAGGGTATAGCGACTATTCACAACTTCATGCTGTCCGCTGAATATGGCTACTTGCTGAAGTTGGACCAGTCTTATTCGGCTTCTGATCTGCTGGCAAGGGCGGTGCGCGGTGCGGGGGAAATCCTTGAGCGGTTCAACCAGATGCGCGGCCGGGTCAATGATGACGCGATTGCCACGATGCCGACTGACATTAAAGGGCGCGTGATTGGGGATGTAAGCAAATGATCGACAAGGCCAAGGCGCTGCAACTGGCGCGGGATGCGTTCCGTGGCAGCACGGACTACTTCAACGCCAATATCAGGCCGCAGCTTGAGCGCGACATTCGCCAGTTCCAGAGCCGGCACAATCCTGATTCCAAGTATCTGTCAGACGCCTATCGGGCACGCAGCAAGTTCTATCGCCCGAAAACTCGGGCTATGGTGCGCTCCAATGAGGCGACCGCCGCCGAGGCATTCTTTTCCACCGCTGATGTGGTGAGCATCACGCCGCAGCGCGAAACGGACGAGGCGCAGCAGGTCAGCGCCGAAATCATGCAGGAATTGCTTCAGTACCGCCTCACCAAGTCGATCCCGTGGTTCCAGATCGCTATCGGAGCCTATCAGGACGCCCAGGTGCAGGGCACGGTCATCAGTCATCAGGAATGGGTCTATGACCCGATTCGCCACATTGATGAGCCGCGCATTACCCTGTTGCCGATTGAGAACCTGCGCTTTGATCCTGCCGCCGACTGGACTGATCCTGTAGGCACGTCGCCTTACCTGATTCGCCTGATTCCGATGTACGTCAAAGACGTAAAGGCGAAGATGGTTTCCGGCAACTGGCTGACGTTGACTGATTCGCAACTGAAAAGTTCGGCCAAGCAATACGACTCGACCCGTCTTCTCCGTGAGGACAACCGTTCCAGTAGCACCGACCAAGTGACCTCCATCAACGATTTCACGATTGTATGGGTGCACATGAACATCATGGCCGACGACGAATCGGGTAGTGATGTGCTGTACTACACGCTGGGCGCCGAGTTCATGCTGTCCGATCCGGAGCCGTTGATTACGCAGTACGCCCACGGCAAGAGGCCGTTCGTCATTGGTAAGTGTGTGATCGAGACGCACAAGAACTGGCCGAGCGGTCCGGTTCGTCTTTCCCGCGACACCGCAGCGGAAATAAACGAGATTGCCAATCAGCGTATCGATAACGTCAAGTTTGCGATGAACAAGCGGTATTTCGTGGCCCGCAATCGCCAGGTTGATCTGCGCTCGCTGACCCGCAATGTTCCTTCCGCAGTCACGCTGATGAACGACATCAACGCCGATGTCAAAGTCATTGATACGCCCGATGTGACCAGTTCAAGCTACAACGAGCAGGACCGGCTTAACATGGACTTTGACGAGATTACCGGCAACATGAGCCAGTCGTCTGTTCAGGCCAATCGCAAGTTGAATGAAACCGTTGGCGGCATGGAAATTCTCGCCAGCGACGCCAACAAGGTGCAGTCGTACAGTCTCAAGACGTTCATTGAAACGTGGGTTGAGCCAGTGCTGAATCAACTGGTCAAGTTAGAACAGCACTACGAAACAGACGAAACAATCCTCGCGCTGGCTGCTGAAAAAGCGCCGCTGTTCCAGAAGTTCGGCTTCGACCAAGTAACCGACGAGTTGCTGATGGCCGAATTGACGCTATCGGTCAATGTTGGCATGAACGCGACCAGCCCGACACAGAAGATCCACAACCTGCTGACCGGCATCAATGGCGTCAAGAACGCGCTGTCTGATGGCGTGCTGGAGAAGTACGGCATTGACCCGACCGAAGTTATTAAGGAAGTCTTTGGCGCTTTAGGGCATAAGGATGGTGGGCGCTTCTTCAATCAGGAAAAGTCGCAAGACCCGCAACTGGTTTCGCTGCAAACGCAACTGCAAGAGGCGCAGCAGGCACTTGCTGCCAAGTTCCCGCCCGAACTTCTGGCCGCACAGGTCAAGGAAATCGAGGCGCGCACCGCCAAAATTGATGCTGAAAAGGTCGCCAAGGGCGTAGAGGCAAGCTATTCCGCCATGCAGGCCGCCGAAGTCGTGGCAAGTGTGCCGCAAGTAGCACCGATTGCCGACAAACTCATGCAGGCGGCAGGGTATCAACTGCCCAATCCGGTCGGCGTTGATCCGAACTTCCCGGTGGTCGATATGCCGTATCCGGCTGATGTGCCGGAAAGCGGTAATACCTCGCCGATGTTTCCTGCCAGAGCAGATAGTGCTGCCAGCGGATTGAACCAAGGCATCGAATCGGAG